GATGTTGATGCAACTGTTGTTCCAGTCCGAGACTGGCTTGCACTAGAGACTCTGTCCAAAGCAGTGTGCCCAGACGCGAAACGTGCTGAGCTGCGGGCCTCTGCTGTTGAAAGCTACTTCAAGCAGGTGAAGAGAACGTACACTCCTGACCACTTCTATACCTTGTCGGATTACTTCTCCACCACGCACACAAAGCTCAAGTGCTTGACTTACCAGAGCACCGGCCCCCTCCTTACTGAGGAGGGGACTGAGGCCTGCCATAGGATTGCACCTGGGCTAGTTCCCCCGGCTGTTTGCCCTGCCAACACCCTCAACAACAATGCTCGGGCATTGGAGCAGAGAGTCGAGGCGACTGTCAATGATACGGAGTTTCCTGACGATGTCACACCCCTTGCGAGGGAGTTTGTGGATTTTGTGACATCCCGCTTTGCAGGGAGCATCGTGCCGTGGGACCTTGACCAGGTCGCCCGGAAACAAAGCAGGCCGGCACAGCTTGCTCGTAGGAAAGCGGACGCAAAGAACCTGGCCCTGAAGACGGCAGGTTTGCGCACTGAGGCTCTGATGAAACAGGAGGCGGGGGCCTCTGTTTCCGATCCTCGAATCATCAACCAAGTGCCAGTTCACCACACCACCACGCTGTCCAGGTACGCCTACCCGATTGCTGAGTTCCTCAAGAAACAGCATTCTTGGTGGTACGCCCCAGGCAAAGATCCCGTGGGGATTGCCAAGTGTTTGAAGAATTTCTTCACTCACAAGACCTCGGACGGCCCTGTGGTGGGGGGTGACTACTCCCGTATGGATGGCCGCACCTCTGTGGCCTATCGCAAGCACGTGGTTGAGCCCATCCTCCTTGCTCTTGTCGCGGATGAGTACAGGGAGGAACTGCAGGAGCTGATTGAGAGGGAGCGAGAAGTGTCTGTGGTCTCAAGAAAGGCCAAACGGACCGTCAAGACCAAGGGAGCCAACATCTCCGGTAGCGCCATCACCACACTGGTGAACACCCTGAATGCTGCATTCAATGAATTTGCAGCCCGACGGTTGAACGGTGAGACCATGGAGGAAGCTTCGCGACGACTTGGCGTTTACTTCGGCGACGACTCTGTCTTTGACGGAGCGCTCCAGGAGCAAGTGGTGGCTCTTGCATGCCGGCTCGGGATGACAATGAAGATCGAGGCTGTGCCCCCAGAGTCCCCCGATGGCAGGATTGTGTTTCTGTCCAGGGTCTACCCCGACATCACCCGTAGCTTGAACAGCTATCCCGTGGTGATAAGGGCCCTGGCCAAGCTGCAAGTCAGCACACATTCCATTGCTAGGGACGAAGTGGGTAGGAAGGCCATGAGAGCGCTCAAGGGAGAGGCGTGCAACAAGGTCAATGGGCATGTCCCGCTCATTGGACCGTACGCCCGGTACCTCCAGAAGACGGGCTCAGAAATAACCCCAGGCCTCCGCGGTAGGTTGCTACGGGGGGACAGAGAGCTTGAGTGGGACCTCCAGAAGAAGGTTGGAGGTCCGGTGGTTCTGGATGCCCAGGAGACGGACTTGTTTCTGTTGTCCATGGGAAGGGACCTAGGGATCCCGGCAGGTGACATCGCGCAGCTCGACGCTGCAATGAGGCAGGCCACCTCTGATGAGCACCTCAATTCTGTCCGACTCGTGGGTTGGAAGGATTCGAAGCCCGACTGGGCTTCCTGGGTAAAC